CGTTCAAGGGAGGAGATGCCGCTGACGCCGAACGAGGCGTGGAGAACTTCGTGACGGAGAGTTTCCCAGAACAGCGTCTCGTCGGTGACGAGAACGGAGTTGATCCGGATTTCGTTGAGGTCGTGGTCATACTCACCGTAGGCGTCGCTGGCCAGTTTCTTGTAGCGGATGCGCATGCGCACGCCACCCACAACAACGGACTTCGGGACAACCATGGGGGCAGACTTACCCTATCACGGAGATCCGTCAAGCACAAAAACAAACCCAGAGCCAGAAAGCGTACCAGCCCAGAAGGGAGATCAGGGACAGCAGAGTGTGCCTCACTTGTTCTTGGCGACGTTGATCGCGCCGATCAAAAACAACCCAAGGGCGATGATCGCGTCCGCATGAGCTGGGTTGAGGTAAACCCCCGATGCGGTGATGATGGCGAGAATGCCGCGCCACGTGGACTCCTGACTGAGACGGGTGAGAGCAGAGTCGGCGAGGATGAAGAAGAAGTTTTGGAGCTTGCTCATGGTGGTGTTCGTTAGGGTCGTTTGAAAATCGCACCCATCTGCTCAAGGTCAACCGGACGCTCTTTCGCAGTGGGGAGGGATGGACGGTGGGTGACAAACGCGGTGCAGTCTTGGAACGTGGCGGAGTGGACCTCGCCAGCGGGGATGACCCACACGTCCCCGGTGCGATATTGCTTCCCGGTCTCCAGATGCGTGACGATCCCGGAGCGGATCTCCAGCGTCTCACAGGTGAAGGCGTGGTGGTGTGGTCCAATGTGGCCGAATCCATCACAACGGAGGAACAGGAGAGTCACCTCGCTGTTGTGGTCGATGACCTCCAAGGTGATATTCTCCAGAACGTGGAGCGGCTTCCGTGGAATCATGGGCACCGTCATCGACATGCCGTCCCGGAAGTTCACGTCCAAGGTGTAGAACTGCTGTGGGTCGAGGTCCTCGATGGTCGAGAGCATCCTGTCCCGGATCAGCCGTTGCACGGATGCCGTCGTCGCATCGGTCAGCTCCTTCTCCTTCTGCTTGAAGAAACGGTTGAACAGCCACAGCGTCACAGCCCAGATCGGGATGGCCGCTGCGGCTACTCCAGAGAGGAACGTGCCGATTTCGCTGAGGGAGGGCATGTGTTACAGGAAGGAGTTGCTGATGAGACGACGGAATGAGAACTCTCGCATGCGGGCGGTCACGTATCCAGCGGTAGCAGTGGTTCCCCAGTAGAGGGCAGGCGCGGCGTTTTCCGAACGGAGAGTTCCGGAGTTCCGCTGGAGGGCTGCGGTAAACCCTGAGCCAGACGTGGGGTTGTTCCGAATCACACCGTAGATACCTTGCGGGGTCTTGCGGATGATGAACTCCCGAAGAGCGTTCATGGTCGTGGATGCGGCAACACCCATGTCAACGCTAGTGATCGACCCGTTGTTGATGACCTCAAAGAAGATGTTTGTGCTTGCCGAACGGTCTACACGAAAGCCGACACCGTCGAGCGGCGTGATTGAAGCGTCGTGAGAGTAGACGCCGATGCGGCAGATGGACGCGCCGGATGTGGCATTCCCGTCAAGCAGAACGAATCTCATCTCAAAGTTCTCGCTGAGTGGAAGGATCTCACGCTCAAACGAGAATCGTCCGGCGAGGTTCGCTGTGGAGCCACCAGTGGAGTACCACTCAAAGAGACTTGACCCGCTGTCAACCCGACCTGCGAAAGAGCCGCTGATGTTGGTCGAAGTCCACCCAATGGCACCGAACGGGGATGCCGTGGAGCCACGGGTGAAGAAGTCCTGCACGTTCATGATGTCCAACTGGCGGCCGTATCGAAGCGAAGTAAGTTCCGCATCTTGCAGGGTGGCCAGCGTGTTGTCGGAATACCACGCCATCGCGTAGCCCTTTGGAAGGATGAGTGGCGACGGGTTGCCGGAAATTCCTTTCCACACGATGCTGGTAGCAGAAGCGGCCCCCCAGGTCTCTCCGTTGACTTCGGCGGAGTTGATGACCGTGTTTGCGGAAGTCCCGATGTCAGCAACAAGACCTTTGAGCCCGCTTAGAATTTTGATCGTGTCGATGACCAGTCGGCCATCGGTCTTCCGGATCACGTCACTGCCGGGTGCTTCCGCATTCGCCGTGGTGATGCAGACGTTGCTATTCTTCATCTCCACCAATCGGAGCATGTCGTTCGTTCCACTGGAGGAGTTGTAGTCGCCGCCGTTGATGACGGCGTTCTTGGACCCTTGGAAACGGAACACGGTCTCGACGCCGACGGACGTGCAGGACGTGATTGTGATGCCGTCCGTGTAGCGGAGCGTTTCAATGCTGTCGATCTCAGCCATGTTCCAGCCGTAGATACCCGTGGAGGCTTGGCAGAGTTCGTAGTGGATGTCAGCGACTCGGCTTGCAGAAAAGCAGTATTTGAATCCTGACACCCACACCTGTTCGACCTTGATGGTCTGGCCAGCGAAAAACGAAATCGTCCCGTCGTCCAAACCAAGTCGGATTCCGTGACCCGTTTCAGCGGGAGATCCGAATACGACGAAGCGACGGAGGACACAACCACCGCAGGAGGTGGCATCGTTGGAGCCCGTGGCGTCGATGACGGGTGCCGTCCTGAGAGCTGGCATGAGAATCGAGACACCGCTGTAACTGGAAACGATGGAGCTGCCGCTCGGGAGGTTGCTCTGGTTGAGGCGCGGGTTGACGCCTTCGATGATGATTCCGGGTTTCAGCAGCACGTTGCAGAGGAATACCCCGGCAGGAATGACGACCTTCTTCGTGGTGGTCGAGGATGCCGCAGCGTCGATGGCCGCTTGGAACGCCGTGGTTGAGTTTGTCCCCCAGAACGCCGTAGCACCAGACACCGTGGTCGATGCAGAAGCCGCGAGGACAACGGTCGTTGTGTTCGTGCGAGACGCGATGGTCGTCACCAGGTCCGCTCCAGCAGCACCCGCGCCCACAACACGGATGAACTTGCCGACATGGCTCGTCTGAAAGTTCGCCGTTGCGGAAGTAAGCGTGGTTCCACCCGAACTGATCGCAGCATCGTCCACGCGGCGACCGTCGCCGACCGCTCCGTAGTCCGTGATGAGGAGATGCGGTGCCGCCTGTGTAGCAGCACTCCCCAACCCCAGTGCGGTGCGGGCGTCGGCGGCTACGTCGGCGAGTTCGGAGGAGTCAAGTGGGAAAGGTCCGGAAATGGCCATGGTGGTTTACAGGGTTAGGACGTTGCCGTCGAGGGTCAGGATATACCCGTCGAGCATGAGCACGACGGAGCGGCCAATGCCGCTGCTGTTGGTTACGAGGTTGATGGAGATTCCGAGTCTCATCGGGTGGCAGACTTGTAGGCGCAGACCGCGCCGGAGGTGAGCGTGAACGCCGAGAACTTGCCGTAGAGCACCGTTCCGGCAGGGAGGGTCAACGAGGTGATGGCGTCACCCGAGCCAATGGTGTTGGTCAGGGCCGAGAACACCGTGTTGGTGAGACACTGCAACGCGCAGAAGTCACCAGTGACGGCGGTCGTTCCGGTTTCATAGACGCATCCGGCCTCGCCGAACGACTGTTTGTCTTGTGGGGTAATCATGGTCAGTAGGTGTTGAAGAGTTGACCCGTTCCGCCGAAGCTGAGGGTCGGGACAGGGATGGCACCGCCCATCGCGGCGGCGAGTTCGTCATCGAGAATGCGGCGGCACACGCCCCAGTGGTATTCAGCGTGCTCGACGTTGGCGTTGTCCTCCGCGACCTTGCCGAGCAGGGCGTGTTTCCACGCGGAGAAGCTGCCGAGGTGGACGATGTCTGTGGACGCGCTCACCGTCTCCCATGCTCGCTTGGCGAGGATGTGGACGTAGGTGTCATCGCGGGCACCCGACACACGGAAGCGGCGGTAGCGCGGAGTATCGGTGCCTGCGTTGAGGGTGGCGACCGAGGAGGCGGCGTCGCCCGTGGCGGTGCGGAGGTCCACCTTGAACGGCAGCCCGGTGGAGAGGATGCTGTCCACCCACGAGATCGGGGTGGAGAAAGTGACAGTGGCGTTCGTGCCTCCGGCCAGAGACCCGGTCACCGGGATTCCCGCAGCGGTGTATCCGACGACCGATACGGTGCTGCCCGTAATCGCGGAGTTGGTGGCAACGGTGCCATCGGTCTTGTAGAGGTAGAGCGTGGAGATCGGATCGACCTCGGACACGTCGGCCACCTCTTGGATGGAGTAGAGTTCGCGCTTCAGGGGGAAGTAACCCAAGTCGATCAGGCCCCACCGCTCCGGCAGGGTCGTCGCGTTGCCGAGGAAGCGCAGGTCGTGGGCCATGCCACGGACGCGCTGCGGACGGTCGTTGACCGTGGCCACGAGGATCGACTCGACATCGCGGTCAAGGCTGATGTAGCCGTCCGAGCCGAGGTAGGTGCGCTCCATGAGCAAGTCGCGCCACATGCCCATCTGGTACACACGGGGACCGACCTCGTTGAGATACGACGCCAGCGAGCCGCCAGGTTCAATGAAGAACGTGGACTGGTTGCTGGCACTCGACGTGGCGAGGGCGCTCGTGAGTTGACCAACGGTCACGGCGGGCATGCGGCCAGACTACAATCCTGTGGCGGTGAATGCAAGAGCCTACCTGAAAGGCACGGCCTCGTTCAAGCCAACTCTGCGCTTGGCACATCCGACGCAGTTTTTCAAGTCCGTCTTGAACACCTTGTCCACCGCGACAGCGACCGGATGGGCGACCGCGTGGACCACGTCGCCGAGGCCAACGAACTTGGCGGCCGACACCCTACGGAGGGGGGATGTCGTAGCCTTCTCCGGTGGTTTGGGGTCGGTATCCATAAGGTCCACGGTAACATGCGTAGCGCAGATTGACCATCCTCGTCTCTCCCTCCTCGGTCGGCAGCGGGATCTCGTGCCACCCACCGGGGAACTCCCACGATGGGTCGTCCTGATCGCCCGTGCCGGGTCCGGTCCACTCGTCGGTCTGGTCTGCCGCGACCACCTCGGGCGTGCTGCCGTCAGCGGGGAAGAAGACAAGGTCCCAAGTGGCGAGGAACCATGTCCCGGTGTGGGTGTTGGGGACGCGGAGCTTGAAGCGTGCCGCCGTGGCCGTGGCCTCGACGTTGACGCTGAACGGTGGGTCGTTGCACGGTTCCCAATCTCCGACCTCGGCGATGGTCGGCCAGTCCGTCACGAGTGACGATGTGCAGAACGTCCCGTCCGGTGTGGTCCACCCCGCAGGAACGTCTGCGGCGGCGTCCACCAGAAGCTCGGCCTTGGTAACCGGATCGCTGAGACTCTGCCCATAGGTCACCTCCTGCTTCTCGTAATCCCACGACATGGACTCCGATTCAGTGAACGGGCCGGGGCAGCCTTGGAGAAACGGCTCCGTCCCCGACTGCGCGGTCCACACGTCCGCTTCCCAGATCCGTGTCTCCGTGCATTCGCTGACGGGATCGGTGGAGACGTAGTTCAGCTCGGATTCGTCCTGTGGCCCGATGAACCCAAAGAGGCCGGAAGAACCAACGGGCTCAGCCGCACAGGAGTCGGCCACTTCGTCGTGGACGTTTCCGGTGTCCGTGAAAGTGGAGGTGTTCGGCTCACCGTCGATGTTCGACAGGTTGAAGACACCAACGGATTTGAACTCGCCAGACAGCGGGTAGGTTCCGGGACCGGAGACGTAATACCACCCAGTTCCCGAGTAGCGTGTTCCGCTGAACGCCGTCAACGTATCATAGACCTCCGGCAGGTCGTCTGTGTCCAGTCCAGCGGGGCGGACGAACGGAGCGTATCCGTTGACCGTGGCTTCACCGCTCTTGCTCTCGCACTCAATGAGCGGCAACGGGCATGATGGCATCTCGCAGCAGCATGCCAGCAGCTTGTTCCAGTCAGCCAGTGTTTCAGGAGTGGCCATGGGGTCAGATCCTAGCGACGACGAATGATCCAATGCAGACCGCGACGGTGAACGATCCGATGTTGTCGGGATAGAACGCCTCGTTGAAGAACGTCCCCAGAGTCAGGATGCACGTCCCGGACGGGTCGTCCGCTGTCGGCGGAGTGGACGCGGGCGGAGTGCCAATCGTCGGTGTGATGCTGCTGATCTCAAAGCCGGGGAGCAGCACGCCATCTTCGACCACGCCCGTCCCGACGACGGACAGATAGAGCTGCTGATCGTTGGTGCCCTGCCAGGTGCCGTCGGGCGACGGGGTGGAGTCGAACACCTTCAGGTCGCTTGTGTCCACGCCCACGCCGTTGACCGATCCGCCTTGGAGGAACTTGTCGCCGAACTCGTCTTCGATGATCGTGTAAAACGCGCCCGAGCTTGCCCCCGACAACGGCTTCAACTCCCGAGCCTCAATGACAATGTCAAAGGGCCTCGGGGTAATGATCGGATACTTCGGAAGCGTCGGGTCAGGTATCATCATTCGCTCGGTATCATTCGCTGGCTACCTCTTCCCCAGTGGTCGTGGTGAAGAACTGGTTGACGAAGTTGCGCGTCACCACGTCCGAAGAGTCGTTGATGGACGATGTCCTCGCGCACACCCACTTGGTCGGGGCGGTGCTGAGAGCCTGCTGCGCGACGTAGGACGCATAGACGGCGTCCTCAATGGCGAACATGATCTTGCGGAAGTCGCCCGTGCTCGGGTTGGCCTCTGTCCCGGTAAGCTCCGGAAGCGAGGACATCGGTATGCAGAGGTATTGCGTCGCGTTGGCGAACGAGCCAGTTGACGCCGCACCCGACCCGTCACTGGTGACGAGCTTGAGTCCGGCGAGGTAGGAGGTGGGGGTGGTAGTTGCGGGCATGGCTTAGGTGGGTGCTTGGAGTGTCCATTCGGTGACGAGGTATCCACCTCGGTCGGGCTTGCTCTCACGCCAGAATACGGACGTGGGCCAGTCGGTGTAGGTCGTGGCAGGGAAAGTCTCTGAATCGGTCGCGCTCTCCCAATCAGGATCGCTCGTGCCGATGGTGCATGAGAGCACGAAAGTCGAGTGGAGGCAAGGCGGGATGGAGATGCTGTAAAGCGGGCACTGATACTGGATGCCTGTCGCCACGAGGTTTGGCGGCGTGACGGTCGGCGGCTGGGTCGCTGACCAGTATTGTGTCGTGGTGGCGAGTTGCGGACCCGTGTAGCCCTGCTTGTAGCGTGGCACCGGGTAGATGACACTACCGCGACCGTTCTTCGCCTGCCACGTCTTGAAGGAGATTCCGAGCAGCACGTTGGGCCACTCGTAATTGACGACCTCCGTCCACGTGCGCACCTCGGTCGAGGCGATGCGTGTCGTCGTCTTGGTCGAGAAGTTCGCGTCAACCGGGGAGAACGTAATCAGCGTGCCGTCGCTCTGCACACCCGTCTGAACGACCGTGTCCGACGACACAATCTCCGTGGTCTCGACGTAGCCGACGCCGACACGTGGCTCAAGGTTCGTCCCTTTGAGCGGAGACGGCGAGACGGTCTGCGACACACTGGTGGTCTTGCGCACCGCGCCCTTCTGCTCCACGGCCTGCGAGGCGAACAGGGCTGCGGTCGGATCGGTCGGCGGCGACACAACGCCAGTCTGCGTGGTCGTCGTGACGTTCTTCTGCAAGGTGCGGAAGAACTTGTCAGGGGCGAGCTTGTTGGTCTCCAGCGAGTAGGCGGGCTCCAGTGAGACGGCCTGCCCGGTGGTCTTGATGGCGAAGTTCGCATCGACCGGAGAGTAGCTGACGAAGCGGCCGTCGGTTTGGATCGACTGACGGATCAGTGGCACAGACGTAAGGTCCACGACCTCCTGGGTGACCGGGTAAAGGTAGCCGTCGTCGTTGCTGAGATCGGTGCCGGAGAGAGTCTTCAGCTCGCCGAGCTGGGTGTCGGTCTTCGTGGTGCGGATGGCACCCTTCTGGTCCACCGTGACCGCCGTGGCCGTGACTGCCGACGGTTGATCCGGCTCGGTCGAGACTCCGGTCTCCGTCTCGGTGACGGACTTCATCAGGCCACCGAGGATGAACTTGTCGGGGCGCATCTTGCTCGCCGTCTTGAGGAATCGGTCCTCCAGAGACACCGCTTGGCGCGTCACCTTGACAGCGTTGCACGCATCGACCGGGTCATACTCGATCACACGACCATTGGAGTCCACCGTGGTCCCCGACGTGGGAACGTCGGCGCGAACAACAAGCTCCTGAATCGTCGGGTAGGTCTTGCCGTCGTCGCTGTTGAGGTTCGTCCCGTTGAGTGCCAGCGGGCTGCCGGACTGCGTGACAGTGGTCGTGCGTTGGACGCGGCCGTTCTTCTCAATCTCCACGGCAGACCCGGCAGACGGTGTCGGCGTGGACGGTGCGCCCTCAGTGGCGTTGGGGACAACGACCGTGTTGGTGGTCTTGGACTGAGGGCAGAAGAACTTGTCTGGGCGCAGACGGTCCACCGAGGTCCGGTAGATCGGGGTGATGTCGATGATCTTTCCGAAGGTGACGGCGAACCAGTCTTCGGAGAGCTGCTCCCCGATCCGGCCAAAGCCGTCGGCATCCGTCAGCCAGTAGGCGTTGGTGGGTTCGGCGAACAACGCCTCCACCGTGGACGAGCCCGTGACGACCTCCCCACGGTAGTAGAGAGTGGTCTCCTTCTTGTTCGGGATGCCGGACTCCTCGGGCTCAATCTCGGTGAGCGTGACCTTCTTCACGTAGGTCCGCTCCTCGACGACAAAAAGGCTGTCGATCTTCGGATCTTCGCTGCGGATCTGCTTCCGCTCGGCGAGTACGTGCGTGCCGGAGAACTTCCCTGTCGGCGTGTCGGGCATGGACGCACCCATCGCCGGAGTCGTCGAGCTGAAGCCGGATCTCAGCGTGATGTAGGTCCGCGTGACGGCGTCAAACTTGGTTCCGCCGATGTCCGCATTGGAGAAGGCCCAGTTGTAGTCGTCCTGGTTGGCTCTTTCGGCGAGGTAGAAATACTTGTCGTGCTGACCCTGTTCGTCGGCCTGCTCGACATGCACGAGCTTGTGGTTCGGCCAGCGGGTGGTGTCCGGATGCGCGGTGCCGAACTCGGGCGGATCTTTGGTGAAGCCCGGAACCAGCTCGTAGAACAGGAAGTCCGCCACCTTGGGGGTGAGGAACGTAAAGACTCGTTGACGCTTGGGAGCGGGTGCCACGGCGGTATCCTACTTGGCGCAGGGGTAAGGGTCAAGCGGGCGCGGGCACGAAGCCCAGCGCGTCCACCACGGATTGATAGCAGATTTCCCGATCCGGGGCGGCAAGGATCATCCCCGCACCCCCGGCTTTCTTAACCACCCAGCCGATGCGGATCACGTAGTTCGGCGCGGTGGGTGCGGTCTTCGTGATCGCTCCAGCGGTGGCAGCGGAGAGGTAGAGTGTGTCGCCTTCGTTGTAGGCGTTCGTGTTGATGTCGCGGACCAGTCCGAAGGTCGTCACGTAGCCGTCCTCCCCATGGAGCATCGTGTGGGTGGCCACACCGATGACGCTGCGCACGATGGACGCCGAGGAGGCGATGGCCTTCGACACGGATGCGCGTTGCCCGGTGGCCCCCGTGATGGCGACGACCTGCCCGTTGGTGATCGTCGAGCCGGAGTTGTTGTGGACGCGGATGAGGCTTTCCTGCCCCACTTGGATCGCCGTGTCGGGGATGTCCGTCTGGAGCTTCAACGTCCGGTCGGTCGCATCCCATGAGAGCGTGCCCTCGGTGGTCGGGACGTTCGTCGGCGACAGGTTGAACTGGAGATAGTCGAACTGAGTCTGCTGAAGACCGGAGAGCGTGATGGTGCGCACCGTGTTGGTGCTCACGTCATACGCGAAGAGCAGATCATCTGACGCGGGTGTCAGGCGAACAAGAACTCGTGCGTCTTCAAGTTGGGGCATCAGTAGATTTGTTTGACGACCCAACGGTTGCCGATGTAGGCGAAGTCGAGGGCCAGCGGGGAGTTGACGTTGTCGAACGGGTTTGCGTCCGTGTAGTCCGTGGTCGTCCCCGCAACGTCAACGAAGCGGATTCCGGATGAGCAGAAGATCACGATGTCCGTGCCGAGCCACTTGAATGACAGTGCCTTGGTCGGCGCGGCCGGAAGGTTGATCTGGTTGGCCTGCGCGATCATGGCACCGTCGTCGGCTTCGGTGATGGTGCGCGTCACGTAGCCAGTGAGCAGCTTGCCTTGGAGCGAAATTGTTCCAGACGCGGCAGGGCAGGTAACGTCGAAGTTGGAAGCGGAGCTGCTTGGCTTGATGGATGTTCCGGCCCCTAGTGTGTTCAACACTTTGACGTAGCCATCAGATCCGCCGTCCTCTTCCCCAACTTCAATGCCGACACCAGCGAACAATGTCCTCAGACCGAGGTAACCACCGACAGGGTGCGTCTTGAGAACCTTCCCGTAGTCGTCGGAGGTAAGGACGTTCGATACTGCGTCTACACCAAAAATCTCCGAAAGCTCCGCCTTCGTGATCGTCTTCACCGTGCTTGTGCTTTCGTCATAGACGTAGAACATGTCCCCGTCGGCGAGGTCGGAGCTGTTCATGGTTACAAAGTCTCGGGCGTCTTCGAGGCGGGCCATTTCTGTGAAGGTGAGGGTTGTTGGAAACAAACGCGCTACCGACGGCAGGAACCGTGGGTAGCGCCTTTTTACGATCCTGGCAGTGAACCGGGTGTTGCTCAAGACATCTTGCGGGTGAGGACACCACTATTGAGCCACAGGTCTCCGATAGCAAGACCGGAGGAAGAAGTGGGCAGACTGGCGATGTATTTCTCGAACAGCTCCTCGACAGTGATGGACCGCTCCCCGTTGTTCTGGAGGGATACATCGTAGATCGGAATCCGGTCGGATGCAGAGATGGTCCCGAGGGACGGAATGGTAGGAAGTTCGCTGAGCTTGGCCATGGTGGGATTCTACGGTTTGAGTTCAAAGAAGGGGCACCCCACTGGGAAAGCAGGGTGCCCCGTGACATCCGGCTTAGGCAGCCGGGGTGGTGCTGGTGCGCTTGAACAGGATCACGTAGCCGCGCTCGATGTTCTTCGGCAAGCTGGCCGAGGCGAGAGTTCCCATGTAGAAACCGATGGTTCCGAGCGGGTTCTTGATCTCGTCCTTGATGTTCAGCCAGTTGAACTCGCCAGTGTGGTTGACGGGGTCGAAGCTGAAGCCAGCAGCGGAGACGTTCGGGGGCGGGATCTGCACCTCCATGACGGACTTCACGAGCACGTAGGCAGCCTCGTAGTCGGCGCTGTCGTAGGCCGAGTTGTAGTTGCCAGCGGCGTCGAGCGGCTCAACACGGGTCAGCACGTTGCTGACAATGTTGAAGCGCGGCATCGTGTCGTCGATGATGTGGTAGAAGCCACGGAACGAACGGCTCACACCAAGGGGCTTGATGAGGTCGTCCACCTTGGAGCTTTCGCGGAGGTCGTCGCGGTAACCGGACTCGGTGACGAGCTGGTAGCTGGCCTCAGCGGAGGTCATCAGCGCGAACACCGGGGCTCCGTCAACGGTGCCGTAGGCATCGGATTGAGGAGAGGTGATGCGCAGGCGGGTGCCGACACGGTCGAGGATCTTGTTGGAGATGTTCGTCGTCGGGATGACGTTGATGCCCGTGGCGTGACCGACCATGGCAAGACCAGCGAGGTTGACACCATAGAAGGCGTCGTCGATGGTGCCGTCCGCATCAGAGTCAACCAGAGTGGCGACGGTGGTACTGGAGGTGCAGGTCACGAGGTTGCCGCAGAGGCGCTCATACTCGGTCTGGTTCCGGCGTTCCCAGGACCAGCGGGTCGCACCACCAAGGGCGTTGGTGATCGCGGTGGCTTGCTTGGTCAGGTTCGCAGCGGAGCGCAGGTCGTTGATGTCCACGTAGGGCGAGCGAACGCGGGCGATTTCGAGGTAGTAGCTGCGCAGCTTCTTGGTCCACTTGACATAGGCAAGCGAAGCGGAAGCGGTGGAACCGATGGTCTCGTTGGCCGCATACTCGTTGGGCTGGGACTCAATGGAGCTGTTGAGCGACTGGGACGAGGTGATCTCGGTGCCGACGCGAGCCCAGTTCAGACCGACAGTCGAGCCACCAGCAGCGGTGGTCGGGATGGAGCGGTCGTAGATGAGCGAGGTCAGGTTGTCACCCATGCCAGTCGGGAGGGCCGACTTGGGCAGGACGTTGAACCAGGGGCTCATGTAGAGGTGGTTTTCATAGACGGCCTTGTCGATGACGAAGGCGTTTTGCGCCATCACCTGATCGATGTCGGCGGTACCGGAGTTGGTGTAATCAGACATGGTAGTGTTCTACTAAGTTGAAGGAGGGTGCCTCGTGTCACCGTGACACGTTGGCGGATGGAACCGGGCTGAGCCGGATGTCCGAGACTAGAACCCTATTAGGCCGGGAGCTGGCGGTCTCTGAAGTGGACTGCTTCAACAACCTCGTTAGAACCCTACAATGCCGGGAGCTGGCAGGTCGTCGTTGCGAGCACAGTATTACCGTAATACTGGCTCGGCTGTCAACCGGGGCAAAAACAAACCCCCTGCCCCCACTCAGGGACAGAGGGTTTGCGACACCATGAACAGAAACGATTATGCCATCCCGAGTCCCGCCTTCAGAGCGGACGCGAGATCCTTCGGCGGCTCACCCTTGGCACGGGTGAAGTTGGTCACGCCGGGTTTGGCTTGGCGGTAGGCGAGCAGTTCCTCCAGTAGTTCGTCGCGCTCCTTGAGAATCGCGGCGTGCTGGGTGGCCAGTTTGGAGAACGTCTTGCGGGCGATGAGGTTGTAAACCTTCTCCTGCTCGGGGAGGGCGTCCGGGTCGATGTCGGCCACCTCCTGCGCAGCCTCTTCGGCCATGGTCTTCGCAAACGGGATGAACTTCCCGATCTGGCGGGTGATGAGCGGCACGGCGTCGCGGCGTTCCTCGGCACGGGCGGCGATCTGCTCCGCTGTCTCCCGTTCTCCACGGGCTTGCAGTTCCAGTAGGGCCTTGTCCGCGTTGGCATAAAGTTGCTCGCGCTTCTCCATGACGGGCTTCATCGCCGAGCGGGCGTTGGCCAGAGCGACCACGTCCATCGGGGAGACCTGGAGACCGGAGAGCAGGTCGTTGAGCTTCGACTCGTAGGCTTCGTCCTCGGGGTTCTCAATGGCGTCGGCGAGAGCGTCGTAGTCGATGTCGTAACGCTCGGCGATCTTGCCGATCTTCGTGGCGATCTCGCGGGCGGGCTTGGCCACCTGATCTTGGAACGCCTGAGTCTTCTCCAGTTTGACCACGAGCATCTCGTTCTCGTATTCCTGGAGCTTCGCCTCGTATTCCTTGGCCTTGGTCGCGCTGACCTCCAGCTCCTTGAGCTTGGCCTCAAGCTGCGCCTTGGCATTGCGCTCGGCCTCGGTCTCGGTCTTGAGGCGTTTCACCTCCTCCTTGAGTTCCTTGAAGCGGTGTTCGACCTTGTCACCCTTGGCGTCCTCGGTCTTCTCCGGTTCGGCGATGCCGAGTTCTTTCTTCAGGAACTCGGGGGTCTCGTCGTCAGACAAGTCGGGGAGATCAGGAGTAGGTGTTTGCGGCGGCTCCGGTGCGGGAGTCGGCTCGGCGGCGGCAGCAGGAGTAGGTTCCGGTGCGGGCTCGGCAGCAGGTGTCGCGGGCTCTGCCGGGAAGAGCTGGCTCGCCAGTGCGGCGGCCAACGGGTTGTCATTGCTTTCGGTGGGGTCCATGTCTTAGTCGTATTTGGGGTGAAGTCTGCACCGCCTCGGAGGGAGGTGGGCTTAGTCGTATTTGGGGTGAATGTGTTCCCACGGCTCAAGAGGAGCGGTGGCGGCGGGCTTCTGAATCAGGCCGATGAACAGGTCCGGGATCTGGGATGCGACCGAGTGCATGGCCGTCTTGCGTGCCAGCAGTTCGGCCGACTCGACGCGGATGGCGTCGGTTGAGACTTCAAACTTCTTCGCAATGAAGTGGCATGCGGCGAGGAACACCTCATCGGTGACAATCGCCTTGATGCGCTCCTGATGAATCTCGTTTTGAATCCACGACTCAAGCGTGGGGTAGGTTCGTGTCTGCCTCGGTTTGCGCGTGGGCTTCGCTGGGGTATCACTCATGTGGGGTTAGCGTCGTGACTGGTAGGCCGTCCTCGGGAAGGCGATCTGCTTGTTGACCATCTCGGCGGCCTTGAGATCGTTGAGGGCGAGGTTCTGCTGCGCCTTGGCTTGGAGTTCGGCGATCTTGAGCTGTCCGATCTGCTGGGCCAGTTCGAGTTTGAACTGCTCCTGTGCGAGCTTCAACTCGGCGAGAGCCTGCTCGTTGCCGGGTGCTTGACCCTCGGGCGCTCCGGCTTCCACGCCTTTGCGCTCGGCGGCCTTGATCTTCCGCTCCATGTTGGTCACCACCTGGTTCATGTTGTTGACCGCCTCCTTGACCTGCGCGTAGATCGCCGCTTGAGACGGGTCTTGGGCCAGTGCGTCGCCGTGCTCGGCAACGTGGGTGAGGATCGCTTGGAGACCGGGGAGCATCTGCATCGGGTCCATCTCACCACGCTCGACCTTGTCGAGGATCTCCATGAGAAATGGGATGTGCTCCTGCACGTGGGCGGAGTGGATCTCCTGCGGGTGGACCGGGATGGTGACGCCTTGGAGGAGCTGGTTGTTCTCCAGCAGGGCCATCTTGGCGTCCACCGGGAGGCGCGGCTCCTCGGGTTCGGTAGCGTAGTAGTCGGCGTTCTGGTGCCCCATGATGTCCGACACGATCTGGAAGATGAGCCGCTTCTGGCCGATTGAGTCGAGGTTCGGCAGCAGCTCCAGCAGGCGCTTGTTGAACAGCGCACGGGTGGCGGGGCTGCCCGCTCCGTAGGCGCGGAAGGCATAGGTGTTGTCGTGGTCGATGGCGCGAAGCATCTGCGGGGTGATACCTTTGGCCGTGATGCGGCGGTGGAACTCAGCGACGAGCGGGTCTCCGTGCTTCTTGCCCATGACGATCCGCTTGACCATGGTGCGGATGAGTCGGTCAAATGAGCTGTAAAACAGGTCGATGGAGCCCGTGTCTCCGGCGCTCGCCTGCTCCAGTGAGGCTTCGACGTTGACCCTGTTCTGGTAGGCGTCGGACGACGGCGCGGAGAACTGGCTCGCGTTCTCGTCCATCATGTTCTGGGCGCGGTCGAGAAGCGGGTAGAGCGTCTGCTGCATGTTCGGCATCACCCGGCCTTGCACGAGGCTGAAGCCCTTGGGAAGGATGTCGTATTGGCCGACGCGGGTAATCGTCATGCCCTGAAGCGAGTTGGCCGCTTCGGACTCAAGCAGAGTCCCGGTCGAGGCGATGTCGAACGCGGTGTTGAGGGTGCGGTTGATGAGCTGCTCCTGTGGGTAGATCAGGTGGCCGAACCCACGGATGGAGTGATAGGTTCCGTTGCCGATGCCGTAGGTGAAAAACACGAACGCCTCTTCGGGTGTCCTGTATTTATCCTTCTCAAAGAACAAGAATGGGCCTTCATTATCCTTTTCGACCATGGCGTAGCTGATCGAACCGTCGAACTCCCGGACGTAGGAGCACACCACTTTGACGTGCTTGAACTTCCGTAGGTTGGTCGTGTCACCGTTCTTGATCTGCCGTTGGAAGGTTTCGATCTGGTAGGCGTCGAGGCTGTTGCTCATCTCGGTGGCGCGGTGAATCGCGTCCTTGACGGCAGCGACGTTCCAGCCGAGCCGTGCGGCCTTCTCCTCGTCACGGATGAAGCTGTAAAGCTCCGTCACGGTCATGTGCTTCTCCGCCGTGGCGATGTCGATGCACTCCTCGGTGGCGGGCGTGTCTCGGGGGATCAGCATGTCGCCGAAGCCGCAGACCGAGAACCGGAAGTTCTCCGTGTCCGGCCAGAAGGCGATGCCGACGCCATGTGCGTTGAACTTGTCAACCAGTCGCATGAAGCTCGACACGAAGGCGGGCCACTTGCGGATCGTCCGGGTCAGCTCCTCGGACAAGATGCGGGTGATGCGCATCCGTTCGGCCGACTCGCCGTAGTCCACGGTCAAGGTCATCAGGTGCTTGACCGAGGTGACCATGTCGAGGTAGCCGTTGTTGAGACGGTTCAGACGGGAGCGGCCTTGGAGGAAGTTGGCGTTGGCCCGTGCTCCCTGACCGTTGGCGTTCAGCGACGCTTGGTTGTAGGGCGGCTCACCATCCAGCGACGCCTGCACGCGGGCTCGGTTCGTCGCATTGATTTCGTCGTCCCTGCGGTTCTGGGAATGCGCGGAACGGATCATCTCCGGGGAGGTGATCCGGGTTTCAGGGACGTTGCCGTCACTGTCGATATTCGCCAAGCCAAGGCTGGCGAGTTCCTCAAGACCGGAGAGACTCATGCCGTTTTGTAACTTAGTTGCATCTACTGGTCAAGATCGTGTCAAGAGCGCGGTTGGAGATCAAGACACCGTCCCCGTCAGCGGGAGCGTATTTGTCGTAGTGGTGCTCCAGCATCGCCAGCAGGGCCACGTCGCGGCCGTTGCGGGGGAACACGCGCCACCATTTCCCGGTGACGTGTTCGGTCCCGAACTTGATGTCGGAGAGATTTTCGGGGCGCGGGACGATGACTTCGGGGTCAATCTCCTGCCTGGCTGTCAGGTGCATCATGTTCATCTTGGGTAGGCTTGAAAGGTTTGGCACGGAGCACGCTCATGTCGGCTCCCCGGGACTCGGGTGCTGCGGTCTTGGTTCCGGCGCTGCGGTCCTTGATGACGTTGAGGACACGGACCAGATCCGCGTAGTCCTTCAGCGGGGGACGGTCGGCCATGAAGGCCTTGACCTCGTCCAGAAGACCGAGCACCACCAGCTTGTCGAGGATCTCAGCGGTGTCCTGCGAGTCCTTCACGTCCTCGGTGAGCTTCTGCTGATACGCCTCCAAGGCGTTGAGCACGGGGCGGGGTGCCGGGTTGAACGTCTTGCGGTTGACGATCTGGTCCTCGGTCCCGGCGAGCGGCTCCAGCATCGGCAGAGCGCTGTCGTCCACGTCGTCCTTGGCTTTTTTCCGAATCGCCTTGTCGATGTCGCCCTTCTTGCGGAGGACGAACTTCTTGCGCCACCGGGAGAGCGTCGGCGCGGAGATGCCGGAGTGGCAGGCAATCTGGTAGTCGGAGTAGCCCTGAACCATCAGCTCGCGGATGTGATCGACAAACGCCTGCGGGTATCGACCGCCCTTGCGGGGAGGTGCTCCGATGGGTTTGAGTGTCACCATTGCGTTTGCCATGTGGCGCGAGTATCCACGCTGTCGCGGGCATTGCAAGAACAATCGGCTTGCAAATGCAAGAAAATTGCGGTAAGGGTGCGGCGGATGACCACACGACGCAAGACCGCTTTGTTCAAGCGGTTCCACCCGAAACGCCTCGACACCGGGGCTTGGGAACTCCCGAACGGCCTCGGCATCATTCCGGCCTGCAACGAGATCACCGCTGTTCTCAAGGCGGCTCGGCACACCGATGATCCCGAGGCATTGGAGTATTACTACTGGTGGTGCGCCGACTACTGGTGGAACCAAGACGCCGATGACATGCAGATGGCCCGCCACAAGTGGGCGCACCGGATGATCTACCACGCCTGCCGGGAGCAACACCTCGCGGTCGGCGGGTCCGCGTCGTCGGGGAAATCCCACACCATGGCAGGCTGGGCGCTGTTCCAGTTCATGCGGATGCCGGAGTCCACCACAGTTCTCGTCACCTCCACGGATCTGAAGGGCGCACGGAAGCGGATCTGGGGCTCCATCGTCAAGTTGATGACCTACATCGACTACCCGCCGTGGCGTGTCAAGGACGCCATCGGGAGCTTGTCCTACGAGAGCGGCAACAAGACCCCGGCCCGCGAAGGTATCCACATCGTCACGGCCGACAAGTCGTCCGACAAGAACAAGGTGGGTAAGCTCATCGGTATCAAGTCGAAGCGGGTCATCCTCATTGCTGACGAGCTTGGTGACATGGGGCCGAACATCCAGGAAGCGGCGTTCAACCTTCGCAAGAACCCGTCTTTCCAGATGATCGGCATGTCCAACCCCGGCTCACGCTTCGACCCCTTCGGCGTCTTCGCCGAACCGGAACATGGTTGGGACAGCGTCAACGTCGAGGCCGACAACGAGTGGCGCACCCGTCTCAAGGGTCTCTTCATCCGGCTCGACGCGGAAGACTCGCCGAACCTTGACCCGGAAGATCCGGAGAAGGACTGGCTCACGGGCTTCCACTTCGACTACCTCCCCAGTCAGCGGTCGATTGAGGAAGACCTTGACGCCACGCTCGCTCCGACACGGGACGAGGCGCGGAAGTCGCGCAGCTACATGCGCTTCAACCGGGCGATCTTCTTCGACTCGGACGACGACGACACGATCTACTCCGAAGCCGACATCCGCAAGGCGCGGGCCGACACGGCGACCGAGCTGAAGAACGTGACGCTGGTTGCGGGCGTTGACCCGTCGTTCTCCAGTGGTGGGGACAAGACCGTGATGGCCGTCTGCGAGGTTGGCTGGGACGCCTACGCCCAGCTCTGTGTCCAGTTGAAGGAGTTGGTTTACCTCCACGAGGACATGACCAACAAGGCCGATCCCCGGACGCTCCAGATTGCCGAGGCCATCCGCCGCGAGTGCGTGAAGCGCAAGATCAAACCCGAGAACGTCGGCATCGACGCCACGGGTGGCGGCGGCGGTGGCCTGTGCGACATGCTCCAGCTCCAGTGGAACGACCAGTTTCTCCGCGTCCAGTTCGGCGGCAAGGCGTCGGATCGGAAGATCAAGAATGACAGCAAGGTCGTCGCATCGGATCGCTACTACAACCGGGCATCCGAGCTGTTCTTCGTCGGCAAGCAGTTCCTCCTCGGTCGCCAGATTTACGGTCTGCCCAACGTCATCATCAAGCAGATGTGCAACAGGTCCTACCTGACCAAGAAGACCAGCAGGGGTGTAGTGTTGCAGGTCGAGCCGAAGGAGAAATACAAGGGCCGCACCGGGTCATCGCCCGACGAGACCGATGCGTTCCTCGTCGCAGTCGAGACCGCCCGTGTCCGCCACGGGTTCCTCGCCGCCGACCCGGTGAAGGAGCGACCGGAGCCGAACGCACTAGCGCGGTGGCTCAAGAATCAGGAGTTCATCCGCAATCCGTTCGACCCGTCGTTGCTCGGGCACCACGCTAACTTGGCGTGACTAGAGTAGCCCGAGAACACCCGAAGCGGTGTCCGGTGCATGGGTCAACCCCCATCTCTCGCAGCGTGGCGAATGCTTCCGGCGCGAGTATCCCAGACGGTGCCTTGTATCCTTGCGTTTTCTGAAGGCACTCGGGGCATTTTCCTTCCTGCACCAGCCCCACCATGCGCTCCAGTCGCTCAATTCTCTTTTCCGGTATCTGGCTTTCTAGGTGGTCGCGGAGCCTCTCCACATCAGACCACCGGACCCATTCGCCGTCAGGCTGTTCTTCCATCACGGAATCTATTAGCGCGGTACGCACCATTCGGTGCGGGGTCTGTTCGACAGTCACGTTGGATTTGAAGCTGTATCGTTGCATGGTTAGCTTGGCGTGATGACAAGGTCGTGAGATTGCGGCGTTTTCCCTTCCTCCCCAAGAGTTAAAAGAAGCGTGGCGTGTTCTTGCTCGCTCAGAACTTCGGATTGACCCCTCTTGAGGTAGATGCCTTTTCCTGGATTTGGACTATCTGTCCCTTGGAGAAACCAGAATGTTCCTTCCCCTTGGTATGTGATCTTCATGGCGTCGTTCCTCGCACGCGCCCCCACCGCCGTCAAGTGAAATCGTCCGCTATTTGACAACCCTCTTGACAGCCGCTATCCTGCGCCCATGGCTGAATCGCTGCTCAATCAACGCCGGATGCTCACGCGCTCGCTCCGGGACAAAGAGGGGAACCGCATCCGGGGCATGGGGATCAGGTCGGCAGAGAACGCACGAGTTGAGCAGGACTACATGGAGCGAGCACAGCGCGGCGTCGCCAACATGCAGATGCAGCAGCTCCGGAGTCAAGCGAGAGATGCCGCCCCGGATACGGGTGCCACTGATGCCGCTGCCCCGACGATGTCCGCAAGCGAGCAGCTCGCCGCCGACCGAAAGAGCCGCATGGACTACTACGCCCGGATCAACGGAAGACCTGCTGCCCCGGCTGCTGGCGCTCCGGCCACGGGTGGGGCTCCTGCGACTACTCCCGCTGCGGGCGCTCCGGCTACCACCCCGACTCCGGCCACGGGCACCCCGAACCTCGTCAGCGCGAACACCGATCTCTACCGTCGCAGCCTTCTCCGACAGAAACAGGACGAACTCGATACCGCGAACGCTGCCAAGTCCCGTGAACAGGGTCTCGCCGCAACGCAGAACCGGATTCTCGCAGGGGGCCCCAGTGCTCTTCAGGCCGAGCGTCAGCGTATGGACGAGGAGCGCACTCAGCGGCAGGCCGGGATCGACGAGAACAAGCGACGCCAGATGGAGCTTGAACAGTCTCGCCTGCCCACTGGGTCGGCCACCGTGGGCTCACCCAAACCCACTGAGCCGTTCGCTGCCGACCGGGCCGCCATCGCCGAGGCCCGGTCGTCCACCCAGTCGCTCCTGCGCATGCCGCGTCCGAAGGAGCCGATTGACTCGACAAACACGGGGTACCCGAGCCTCCCTCCCCCGGTCAAAGACTCCTCCCGTAACGTAGCCGGGGCCAAGCAGGAGCTATCCAACTGGATGAACAAAACCTATGCCTCCAGGCGGCCAAGCCTTCTCCAGCGTCCCACTCTCTAACCTACCATGGCCGAGTTCTCCTACGAAAGAAATGTTGCTCCCTACACGTCGAAGTTCTTCGGAGCGATGGCGGCGGACAGGCGGCTTAGCCCCGAGTCCCGGCTGCGCATCCAGACCGAGGTGCTGTCGGGCGTCAACGCCATAGAGGAGCAGCGGCTCAAGCTCCAAGAAGAGCGCGAGCAGGGTGTCCTGCGCAAGCAACGCATGGACTACGGGCTTCTCCAGATGGAGGAGACCCGGCGTCAGATGCGTGACCGCCAAGCGAAGGTCGAGAGGTCCACCATGCTCAACCAGTCGCTCCGGAGTGTCCTTGACGATCCGAGCCTCAGCCCCGAGGAGAAGCGTCAGCGCGTTGCCAAGACCGCACTGGAGAACGCCGACGATGACGACGTGCGCACCCAGGCGATGTTCGCCATGGAGTCTCTGCCGACGGTGCAGAGGGAGAAGCGCGAAGGCATGACAATGGCGCAGACTCTTGAGGTCGCCGCAAGTGGCATCGACCCGGAGATCATCGCCTCCGGTGACCCGATTCTCATCGGCCGCGCCATGGCACAGAAGGCCCAAGAGAAGGACGCCGCCGACGCGGAAGCGAAACGCGCCTCCGAGAACAAGGAACTTCGTAAGCAACTTCTGACGAAACCGATGAAGTTCAAGGACAAATACAAGCAGGACGACCCGGACTACTTGGAAGACGAGAGCCACAATGCCGCCAAGGTCATCATCCAGTTTGGCACGCCCGAGGAGCAGAAAGCCTTTGAGGCAGCGGGTCGGAGCAACAACGACACCGAGAGAGCACGCATCGCGCAGGCCATCCAAGTCCGCGAGATCAGCAAGCTGCTGTCGGAGCAAGCCACACCCCGTGGCCAAGCCACACCCCGTGGCCAAGCCCCGTCCTCCGTTGACAAGAAACGTCAGACTTTTGACAGCGTCCTTCGGTGATGCTACCCTGACCCTGTTCCGGAGATGGGGTCTCTGAGAATAGGCCCCTGCCCGGTCGCTACCTTAACGGGCAGGGGCTTTACTGCTTAGTCCCGGAGTTGCAGATACCTCGGGTGCATCCGGTAGGCAGCGTCGAGCTGGCGCAGGCGTTCAGGTGAGATCCGGTAGATGTCCTGACGCTCCTCCTCGCCCATGACAGGCAGGTCGGTGACGTGGCCGTTCAGGACCAGTGTCGTCCTGCGGCGGGACAGTCCGGTGTCCACCATGGACCGGGCGATCTCGTTCTTGTCCGAACCGAGACCCTCGAACCCACTGGCGAGGCGGTCGATCTTCTGCCAGACGCGGCGGGTGGCATCGACACGGTCGGCGTAGATGTCCTCAACGCTGGCGTCCAGGGGTGCCGGGGACTTGAGGCTGCTTGTGATCTGCCACAGTTCCGAGTTGGCCTTGCGCTGGTTGTTGAACGCCCGGAAGCGCATGTCCTCGATGCGGTAGTTGCGCGGGCGGAAGATGGCGACCATGGAGAATGTGATCCCTGCTGGCGAATACCACCAGTTGTCCCGTCCGGTGTCGCCGTCGTTGAGCGAGTCCTTCAGGTCTGCGAGCTTCTTGATCGTCGCAGGGGTGTAGGCACCCGCTACCACGTGCATCAGCGACTTCCTCAGCTTCTCAGCGTCGGTGTCAGACTCAAGGTAGATCGGGAGTCCGGTCGTCTCGTTGATGTTCCGCTTCACGTCGATCAGCTTGCTTACAGCCACCTGCTCGCCGAACATGCCGTCCGCGAGGAAGCGATACCACGTGTTCGGGATGTCCTCCGGCTTGCCGTTGAGCAGGTTCCGCATGGTGGACGTGAACGGGTCAATCGGGAACGAGTAGGGGTTGGCGAAGGTCAGGTCAATCAGCGTGATCGTCTTGTCATCCCTGTTGATGAGCGGGATAAACGAGGAGTTCTGCGAGTAGGACGGTAAGGCCGCACGGATCGCCTCGTCCTCATCGTCACCGATGCCCGCCGATGCGGCGAGAGCCAGTGGCGCGATCATCGTCAGGCCACCGTGAACCGTGGCTGCGATAGCCGCCCGTTGGTGGGCGCTCCTGCGGAGAACATCGTTGCCAGACTTGTAGTCCTCTTGGATGAGGCGGTAAATCTCAAAGGTCGAGCGGATCATTTCGGACTTGAACCCGATGAACGGTGCGATCAAAGCGGAGATGCCGTTCTGCGAAAAGGTCTCGACCGCCTGCGACCGCATGGAGTGAGTCGGCGTCACGCGCTTGGTGCGGCGTGCGGCCTCTTGTTTGATCTCTTCTTCGGTGCCGAACTTGGCCTTGGTGAGCAGGTCTTTCCAGTAGTAGTAAACGATGGGGCTGACCACGCCTTCGGTGAAGTCGGCCATCTTGGTGAGGAACTCAAGCGCCTTGGAGGCTTTGCCCTTAATCGTCCCGAGCGCGTCGATGGACGCCTTGTTGACGTATTTCTCAGCCAGTGCGACAGCTTGGCTCGGCGTCTTGGATCCGGCTTCGATCAGCTCGTTCAGGTAGCTGACCTGATTGGAATCCTTGAGAACACCGGACGAGACGAGTTCAAGCATCTGGTTGCGGAATGTCTCTGGATCTTTGACGAAGGTGTCGAACCAGCGGGTGTCTTCACCGAGAACCGACGAGAACAACGACATGCGGTAGCCTTTCTTGTAGGCCCCTCCCGATGCAAACGGGATCGCCCCGACGGCGATTGCCGTGATGTGCGATCCGGCGAAACCACGGGTGAAGTAGGCCAGGTTACCGAGCGTTACCACACCCATCGACACACCTGCCAAGTTGCGCAGACGGTTGTTGAGCCCGGTGAGCACGGCCTGACTCGTGTTCGTCGAGGAACGTCCACCCGTGCCGTAGGCCGAGTCGAACGCCTTCTTGCCCTCGGGCGAGGTGTAGAGTCCAGCGAGGTGCGGGTAGGATCGGTGCTCTGGGTTGGCCGACACGATGGGCACCCACTTGTCGTAGAGGTTGCGGTTCGCGTCCTTCTGCGCCTTGGTGATGAGCCAGCCCTCGGCGGTCCCGATGGCCGCAAGCTCGGCCGTCTGGCGGTTGCTGGTGATGAGCTTCGACAGCGCCTCCAGTGTGCGGAGGCTGTTGAACAGCGGGTCGGTCACCTCCTGCAACGCCTCACGGATCGCCGGGTCGATGTCCTTCTTCTGGCGCAGACGATCAATCGGGAGACGCAGACCGTGGGTCGCGGACTCGACGGTATCTTGGATGTCGTGACCCATGATGAAGTCCTCGAAAGCGAGGCGGGCTCGTTCGGCGACGTTGACCTTGGCGATGCTCATCAGCTCTTCCGGATCGGCCTCGGGGCCTGCTTTGCGCTGAAGACGAGCGACCTCGCGGCCGATGGAGAACTGCTCCTGTGCGGCGGCGAGCTGCTCGTCGGTGAGTCCCTGATACTTGTTCAGGTTGCGCATCAGCTCGATCTCCTGCTCGGCGAAGCTCTTGCGGAACGTCTCGATGGCCGACTGGCGGATCTGCTCGAACTTGGGATCGTTGAGCATCTGCTGCGCCAAAGCCGGGTTGTGGTGGATGGCGTAGCTGCGGACGAGATAGAGGTCTTCCGAGCGGGTCAGCTTGGCGTGGAAGTCCGGTGCCTCGGATGCCGGGTAGAGCTTGATGAACTCCTTCTGCAAGGCGAGGCGCTGACTGCGGAACCTGCGGACCCAGGTGCCAACCTTCGGCGCGTTGGTGTCGAGCCACTGTTGCGAGAGGTCACGCTGACGGGCGAACTCGCGCATGTTCGCTTCCATGGCTCGGTTCTCCATGTCACGTTGAAAATCCATGACGGTATTTTCACCACTGGCACGCTTCTCTTTGGCCTGATCGTAGGCTTTCTGCCGGGTCTCGCGGATGCGCTTGTAGGCTTTCTCGTAGTCCGAGATCGCCGCCTTGCGGGCTTGGGTCTTCAGGCGTCCTTCCTCTTCGATCTCTTCAGCGAGACGCAGGTCGGACTGCACCTGACGCTTGGCTGCGGCGATGGCGTTGCGTGCCACGCGCTGAGCCTCCTTGCGCTCGGCATCCTCCGTCTCGGCGAGAACGACCTGACGCCGCTTCACCTCCTCGTTGATGCGCTGCGTGTCGCTGCGGGTGAGCTGAGGCTCGGTCGTCCCGATGGCACGGTTGAGGTTGTCGCGCACCTCGTCAGTGACCACGGTGCCCTTGATGGCCTTGTCGTAATCGACAGCGACGAGACGGCCAAGCTCCTTCTGCGCGTTCTCAAGATACTTGTAGCTCCGGCGCACGTTCTCCGAAGCGAGGGACATGTCCGTCTGACGGATGAACATGCGCTTCAGGAATCCCGAGACACCTTTGAGATCCCCGCCCTGATTGGCACGGTGGGCGATGTTACCCTCCTGCGCGTTGATCCAGTTCTGCGGGGAGTATTCCTCGATTGTTTCAGAGACGGTGGTGGAGGGCTGGAACCGGATGTCGGGTGGGGTGGTCTTTACTACGGAGAGAGCATTCCGTGGCGGGACAAATATCTGGTTCTGCACATCGGACAGACTAAACAATGCCTCTAAAGGCATCCCTGCCACCTCTTGAGAAATTCTCTCCCCAACGGCATTGCGCTCTTCCCCGTTTACGAATCTCCCTTCTGTTCTCCCTGCTTCAAATTGAGGAACGAACTCTTCGCTAATCCTGTCCTCTACCTCCAGCTGCAATGCCTGCGTTTGTCTCCAATCAAATCCTCGGATGATAATCGCGTCGTGACCGCCCGATTCCATGCGTTGCTGTATGGTGTAATTTACAGCGGTTCTAGCGTACCCCCGTTCCTTCTTTTGCTTTTCTGCCTCTACATACAGCTCAAGATATGAATCAGGGGTGATGATTAGCGGGTTTTTAGCGTCAATGATAACATCGTTCCTAAACTCGCCAGGCTCCCACCGGCCCATGTTTGTCCACATTTCCTCATCCTGTGGCTCCATTGCATAGAACCCGTTTCCGAACACGTTGTCTCTATCATCTTGGTCAATCTGATCTGTGATGGAAAGCGGCTCTCGTGAGAAATGGACCGCACGGATGGGATTCAACGGCCCTGTTTCGGAGACGGTGGTGGAGGGCTTCTCCCTCGGCTCGTTCTCATCGAACACCCGAGTCGTCGGTTCGGACTGCCATCCGGTCTTGGCGCGGTGATACTCACGGCCAATGCGGTCGATCATGACGGCGGTGCGCTTGTCGCCCATGCCGAGCTTGACGCGCTCGACGAGCGACTTGAACGCTGCGGCGAGGTAGCGCATCAGGCGTTGCAGGGCGTCCGGGTTGGACCTGTGGAACACAATGTCCGCGTCGGTCGTGTTGCCCGTCGTGATGCGCGTGAACAGGTCCTTGAGCCGTGCCTTCTCGTCCGCATCGACCGAGTCACCGAGCGCGTCTTCCGCCGCCTTGACCGCGACCGCGTGATTGACGTGAGCGCGAATCACCGCTTCCGCGTTGACCGGGTCGATGTCATCCACCTGCTGACTGATGAGGTCGATGTCGAACTCATCCGGCGTCATGCCGTCCGGCAGGAACCCGGTGAGGGTGTTGCGGATGGACTGAACAGGGTCGGACTGGAGTGGAGTTTGTTGGGTTTCACCGGATGGTTGAAAACGGATGTCGGGTGAAACGGTTTGGAACCGTTGGCTCAGAGGGATGACATTGCCTTGGTCATCGTAGGTGACGGGGTCGGCGGATTTGATTTGGGAGGGGTCATACGCCACCATCTCGGTGTCGTATGTCTCGCTCTCAGCGATCACCCCGTCAAAACCCGCTCGCCGAAGTCTTTTTTGAAGGGCCTCGCCGCGAACCCCCACTCCTGTTTTTCTGATCGTCTCGACCTGCTGCGAAGTAGCCGGATTTTGCAACTTCAAATAAAACATCTTCGGAGGCCCAAACTGTGAGGCATATCTTTCCGAGCCAAAGTAAAAACCTTTCCCAAACACCCCTTCGTCGGTGCGCTGCTTGGCATTTTTGCTAAACTCTGTGAATTCTCGGTTTGTCCCATGCCACACCGGGCCAATGCTATACCCCGCAGCCCGAGCCGCCTCGTCCACCATCCGCTGCGCCGTCTCCATGTCTCCGGCCTCGACGGCGGCGAGGTAGGTAGCGTCGTTGTCACTGGCGTCGGTGTCACTCGGCTGATAGCGAATATCCGGCGACCCGGTATCCGCCCACTCGTCGGGAAGGATACGCGGTCCCGGTGAGATCGGGTCGGCGGATTTGATTTGGGCGGGGTTGAAGACTGCAACAATGTCAGCCGGGTATCGAGCGTCCCAATCAGCGATCCCTGGGTCTTCAAGATTCTCAAAGATCACGCCATCGTCGCCATCTTTCATGGCGCGACGGAGAACCTTTTTCATCTTGCCTTTGACATCCTCATGGTATGCCCCTTCCATATCGACGATGGTTCTCTTTTTGAGATCCACAGCGAGCTTCATAACCCTCTCCCCGTGAGATGCCGCAACATCTTCCTGATCGACAAGCCAGATAGCCATCCCTTGAAGAGGATCGTCTGTCTTGGTTCCGGTCTTTGTTCTATCAAATTTATTGAACTCAGGGGCGTTTGTCCCGTGGAATACGATTCGCATTCCGGCATCCGTGAGAACCTTCTCCCGCATCGCCGACAGCTCCTCCCACTTGCCGGGGTTGGCCTCACGCCATGCGGCGATCTGTTCTGCGGTGGCTTCGTCGCTGTCCCGATACAGGTCTTCGGTGAGTTCAATGAAGCGGGCGGTGTCCGTCGCTTGTCCCGGCATGGCCAGATACACGTCGCTCTTCGACGGTCCCCATGGGCGGGCGGCTGCCGTCTCAAGGAGACTGGTCATGTCGGCCACCACCTCTGCGCTGATGCGCTCGGACTCGGTGCGGACCCTGCCGTTGAGCAGGTCGCGGATCGTGTCCATGATGACGCGCAGCCAGTTCTTCTCGCCCTTGGGTGTCAGCTCTCCGACCGCCTTGCGGAAGTCGGGGTCCGTCCAGAAGTGTGTCACGAACTCGTCGATGCTGCTGGTGCCGTAGCGCAGGTTGGCGAGCTTGTCATCCTTGAGTGCCCGACGCTGGACCGACTGGCGGACACGTTCAAGACGGTTGAGAATCTTCTGCTGTGCGGCCGTCGGGTTTTTGATGCTCTCGACCGTAGCGGCGTGGAGAAGCTCGTGGAGCACGGTGTCCACCGCGCCACGGGGGCCGACGCGGCGGCTGTTGATGACGACCTGCCCCGACTTCGGGAGATACATGCCCGCGAAGTTCTCATCGGGCAGGTTCGACAGCGTGACAGGGATGCGTGCCAGCATGTCGCCGAAGTGCTTCACCAGCAGCGAGGCGATCTGCCGCTCGTGCGGCTTCTTCGACTTGGACGCCACGGACTGAAGGAACCCGGTGACGTTGTTCGGGTTGAAGCCGTATTGCTCCAGCTCCGAGACTACGGTCGTCCGGGGTGCGGGTTGGCCTTGTTGTTCCGGGCCTTGAGGGCGATAGACGTAGAGATCGCCTTGCTTGACGTATCCTTCGGGGAGAACAACTCCGTATCTGTCAACAGACTCGACGCCCACCGGAGCTTTTTTGTCAACACGACCCTGTGTCCATCCGTGCCAATAGGCAGGTATGGTGTAATCTTTTGTCACCTGTCCAATGCCCTTAGACGCTTGGTTTGCCTTCCGGATGTTCCCAAGAATCATGCTGTCAAACATGTTGGGTGTTACCCCCTCAACCGAAGCATTCTCAGACGATCCATTCTCTACACCCGCCTCATACTCCGTCTTTACTTTACCTTTGTAAGGAACGGGCTGTCTTTGTTGCTCCAACCCCGCCGTGGCCGTTGGCGCACTTGCTACCGTAGCCACCTGTGCAGCCTCGACAGCGTCCATGCCGTCGAGGTTGATACCCGCCTCAGTGGCGATCATTTCCATGGACTGCGGGTGGTCGATCACGTAGGCGGGACCGTTGGCCACCGTCTCCTTGACCGCCACCTCGGACGGTGTGTCGAACACGTCGTCGAAGTTGGGAGCTACGGCTTCGACCGGGGCAGCACCTTGACCTTGCCCGAGTGCAGCTCCTTGAGGAGCTTCTCCTTCTGGGCTTCCTTCAACGGGCTGACCTTGCTCAGCAGGTAGCGGACTTGCTTGTTGGTTTTGGTTTTCATCTGGCAGCGGAACTTCGGTGGGACGATAGACAAACAGATCACCTTCGCGGACGTAACCGTCGGGGAGCTTGATTTTGTAGGTTTCGACGGCTTCGGCGGAAAGAGGATATTGTGGTCCGAGGAAACCCAAGTCTGCTTCCGCATTAACCCTTGTGGTGTCAAGCTCTTCACGGATGAGATCCTCAATGTCTGCCTTGTGGAGCTTGGCAAGCTGCTTACCCTTCTCTTTCTCCCTTCCGTTCTCACGAGACCATGTGACATACTCAGCGGGCGTCATCTGACTCACCTTCGCGGGGTTGCGGGTGATCGGCTCGTTTCCGAGAGTGGTCACTTCAACGCCAGCCACGCCTGCATCGCTTGGTGCCTGCTCAACCCCTCCTTCTGCTTCAGCTTGAGGAAGGTCTTCTTGGGGGGCTTCTTGGATTCGTTCTTCGACGGTGGCATCTGGCGGTGCGGTGTTGGTGAGTCTTCCACGAACGGGGGCAGGCGCGGACGGGGCGGGCTCAGGCGCGGGCTCAGGCGCGGGCTCTGGTGTGGCCACTACCGCACCTTCACCTTGCGCTTCGGCAGGCGCAGCAGCTTCCGGAACGCCGCCATCAGGGACAAGGTTCTCTTGCTGCGTCGCCCCCTCTGGCACCGATGGTGCAGCGGCTTGTTCTTCTTGGTTCTGGACATCCTGGGTAGGTATTGGACCCGCCGCCAACCGACGCAGGGCGCGGGCGGTCTCGGGGGCGTTGGCCTTGTCGAGCTTGGTGGCTACGGACAGCAGGGTCTCGCGGCGGACACGGGCGGCCTCGGCTTCGGGGGTCTCGTTGCCAATCACGCCGGAGCGGATAGCAGCCACGCCGCCACCGAGGGCACCGCCGATCATGCCCGCATACACACCCTCCTTGATCGCCGCACCCACGTCGATCTTCTCACCGCGTCCGATCTGCTCGTTGACAGCGTTGAGCGCGGAGTCGGTGGCTTCTTCAAGAGCTTCCGCTGCCGCGTCAGCCGGGACGCCGCGCAGGACGGACGACTGGATGCCCTTGCGGATGGTGGACCGCAGGAACGTGTCCGCGCTGGCCATGTCGATGCCCTCCTTGAAGGACGCCGGGAGCGAGGCCCACTCGTTGCGCAGCTTGGCGTAGATGCCGCTGACCTGGCCACGGGTGAGGTCGCCTGTCAGGACACGCTCAAGACCCTTGGCACCGAGCATCTGGAACGCATTGGTCACGCCGAGGGTGATCGCACCTGCGACCATGGCATGCGGTAGCGCGATCTCACGCGCCTGCTCCGGCGTCTTGCCCTGTGCCTCCAATGCGGAGGTGAGCCCGACGTAGGTCGAGGACGCGCTGCGGTTGAACCAGACGGCGTTCATCCCGACGTTGCTGCCGACGCTGGTCAGGTTCTTGACCATGTCGCGTCCGGCGAGTGTGATGACCTCGTCCGCTGTGGTGGCCGTGCCTTCGCGGGCTGCCGAGCGGGACAGGAACCGGGTAACCATGGAGTTCGCCTCCTCGGTGAGAGCAGTGCGCAGCGTGGCCCTGAGTCCGGCCTTCAGCGAGGTCTTGACCGCTGCGCCTGCGGTGGCGCGGACAGCGGCACCGATGCCGAACGAGGTGGCGAGGTCAGCCGCCACGGGGGCGAGGGTGTTCTGGAGGTCGAACTGCCACCCGAGGTTCTGGCCGTAGAGCTGGGAATATGCCTTGCGGGATGCCTGATCCTTCTGAAGTCGTTGTAAAGTATCCGTTGCGGATGTATTCCCCATCAGGGCGAGAGGTCCGAGGAACAGAGTCCCGGCCGCATCGGCGACCGACATGGCCGCGCCACCCACGTAGCGGTCCCATGCGTTCGGGTCGTTCTCCTTGTCGTTCATCCACGACTCAAGGATCTGGCCGTCGGTCTTGCCTGCGGCCTTCTGCTCGTCACGGAACTTGATGAACTCGCTGCCCTTGCGACTGGCGATGGTGGCGAACGCCGACGGGGCGACCGTTTCGAGGTGGCTGTCCCGTTGCGCGATGATGCGGTCCCGTTGCTCGGCGGGGATCTTCGTGCTCTGGGAAAGCGTCTTGTTGAACAGCTCCTTGTTGAACAGCACCGCGTCAGGAAGACGCACCTCGCCCGTGGACAGGGCGATGACGTTGTTGTCCACGTTCTCGGTGTCCACTTTCGGCGCGACCTGGAGCTTGACCATGTCGCTGAGGAAGTTCATCCGCTCCTCCGCGTCGGTGAACTCCGCGTGGAGCCCCGCGTTGGCGAGGTAGGTGTCGAGCTGCTCAAGCTGTGGGGTGAGGTTCTCGCCACCCGCGCTGGCGGCGTCGATGACCTGCTTCATCTTGGCCGAGGATGCCTGATCTTGCATCATGGCGTTGGCCGCAGCCGCCGTGAACTCCTGCTGCCGCTCCATCCGGTAGAGCGGGGAAGAGTATCCCGGCAGCACTTGTGCCTTCTGCTTGATGAGCGGCACCACGTCTGGACTGATACTGGGGTCGGCCTCAAGGTAGCGGGCCATGGCCTCGTCGTCGTTGGCCAGCTCCTCGATTCTCGGGCTGGCGTAGAGCCGCTGCGAGCCATCGGACTCGGTGAGGAATGCGAACGCCTTGTCGCCACGGTCCACGGCTGCCTTGCGGGCGGCGTTGCGCGGGTCGTCGTAGGTCGTCTTGACCGGACGGGATGAGATCACGCCGTCGAGGTTGGCCTTCGCCTCCTCCAGTTTGCCCAGGTAGCTCTCCTGATCGGGGAAGTACGACTTAACCCGGTCGCTGCGCAACGCGGAGTAGGTGCGTGCGGCGTCGGCGAGCGGGGCGTCACCCGCCTCGGTGGCGTAGCGGTAGAGCAGGTCCGAGTCGTCGTCTTCCGCTTTGGCGTAGAACGTCGCAGCCGGGTCTTCCCCGAGGTCGATGCCCTCCTCAGCCGCCTTGGTCATCAGCGCCTCGTCGATGTATCCCGCCGTCTCAGGGTCGTATTGTCCGGATCGAAGCAGGTTGATCTTCGTCTCGCGGCTGTATTTCCGCATCAGGTCGAGGCGGTCTTGATCCTGTGGCTGGGTCGAAACCCACTGGCTGAAGGGCGTGATACTGTCTGGCATAGCAGGCGTCTGGGTATGTGGACGGATAGTGCGCTATCCGGGGGTGGGTGTCAACCCGCTAATCACCAAAAGTGACATCCCACGCGATCATCCCGATGAACCACAGGAGTATGGCTGGCGAAAGCACGGATACCACCAATGCGGTGAGAAGCCCAGCCAATGGTCGCGCCCAAGGTGGGGTCTTCTGGATCTGTCTGCGGAGGTTGTCTGCGATGCTCCTGGCGTTGTGGTGGTCAGGTGGCGCGGGCGGGGTAGGCGCGTCCATCCACAGTATGCCTTCCTTGGTGGCTGTCGCCTCTGACACGATCTGCATCGTCTCGTGGTCACAGATGTGACCCCACGGGCTCCGGCAGTTGAACTCCTTGGCCCAAGCAAATCGGTTCTTCTCGTAGAGCTTCTTCAGTTCTTCGACTGTTCCGAAGCCACGGAACTCGTGCGCTCCACCTTCAGGGTAGTATGCCGCTCCTGCAAAGAGGATGTATCGCTTGGTGGTCATGCTATTCTGATTGGGGTGTCAACGGGTTACCGCGAGGTGTGTTCACATACTCGACCCCGCTGCCCACGCAAGGGATGTTCTTGAGGTCCTTTTTACTCGGCATCTCCACCCAGCGAATACCATCCGGTCCGTGGACAGCTACGGAGACTACCTTCATCGTGTCGTGGTCACACACGTGACCCCACGACCCGCAGAAAGAATACTCCTTTACCCACAGAGGGTAGCTCGTCTCGTAGAGCTTCTTCAGTTCTTCGACTGTTCCGAAACCACGGAACTCTTGTGACCCGCCATCAGGGTAAAAAACCCTTCCGGCGAAGAGGCTGTATCGCTTGGTGCTCATGATTCTTTCCCCATCAGTTTGAACCTCTCCGCAGGTGGGAGTTGCATCAATGCCTTGTGGTTGGCCGCACGCTCTTCGTCGGTCGGGACGGGTGGGTCGTCG